TTAATGGATTTTCTTGTGCAGCTTTTCGCCTTGCACGTTCCATGTCAGCCACATTCATGTCGCGGACGTACTTAATTTCACCTGCACTAATGTCTGGTAAAAACTGACGCCCGGTTACAAGTTTGCGACCATCTTCAACTTTATTGCCTTGTGTTACCTTTAACTTTTTTGCTTCAAGTAATCTGCGAGATATTAAGTTAGATCCCTTTTGATACTCTTTTAACGATATATGACCTTTGTCATAAGCTGTCCGTAAATCACCGTCATCTTCCTTGATACCTTCCCGCTTCCATCTATCGGTTGATAACTTTGAAATAATGTCTGGATATTTTTCGGTGCGGAATCTTTTTCGCTCAAGCTCATTTTCCTCATCGTACTTTGCTTGAAAAAATTCACCTAAATTGCGAGCGTTTTTTGTAGTAAGCTTCGGTGAAAGCTCACCCATATCTACCGCTTGACGAAAATAACCAGTTTTATTCTTAGTTTTCGATGTTACAGGTGGTTTACGCATACGTTATTATCTCACTATTCCATTGCATCAAGCCAACGAGTCAGATTTAAATTTTCCTCAACCTGTTTTGGAGTTAGTGGAACCCTGCCTCTAGGTTGATGAAGATAATTAGTCTTTACAAAATCTCTTGCTTGCGCGGTCGCATTTGCATGAATTCCAAATAACTTATTGTTTCTTGCTTGCAGACCCTCAAGTGAAGTCACTGGGCCACTACGTACGGTGTTAAACTTTGCCTCGGCAAGAACTGCACGTTTTTGATAGAAGGCTCTAGCTGCTTGGGTAGAAATACCAGACAGGTTTACATTAGGTATTGCTGTAAGTATTTGATCAAGTTTAACCTCGCCAGTGTCTAACTTTGTAACAATAGATTTGTCATTAGCAATGCCTTCAAATACCTGATCGCGAGTGTATCGCTCTTCTTCCAGTAAGTCCTTGGGAGTCAATCCAGCTGGAGTTACCTTATTTGTGGCTGTTAACTTTGCTCGCTCACCTGCTGCCTTCTCCTCATATTTAGTTGTGAGATCTTTAAATAATTGATCACGCAATTCTTTAAGGTCGGCTATTTGAGTTTCCAGTGATGATCGACGTTGTCTACGTCCCTCAGTAATCTGCGCTAACGTTGATTCATCTGGTTTTAAAAATGGTTGCAACGCAGAAGTTAAACGTAATCTTTGCTGTGGATCTAGATTTTTCCAGAAATCTGTCTTATTTGTTATATTGCCAGCTTCATCTATGGCAACAGGCCACAATGCTTTATCTGGGCCAATAACAGATTTTAATGTTTCTTCTGGATCAATGTATCTACCTTGTCCTACTAACAAACCGCCTCTTAAAGCTTCTTGTACTTGAGGCATGTTTACCTCAAGAAATTTCTGTGCATTAAGACCAATGTTCTCAGGGTCTTTTACAGATGCGTATTTTAAGGTGCGAACCTTGCCGTTGATATCAACATATTGCCTTGTACCCTCTGTTAACGTTGGCATGTCGTACATTGAGACGCCTAGATTTCCTAGTCCGTACTTGTTAATTGCACCCGTAATTGCTTCTATGTCTTCACTAGTAGGTGGTGGTAGTGGATATTTATCATCTCGTTTTACAGTTGTAGTTTGCTTTGGTAACTGCGTGGTGTCTGTAACTACATTGCCGCTAGTACCAGTACCAGTAACACCTGCACCAGTACCAGTTACACCTGCACCGGCACCAGTTACTTGTGTCGGTTTTCCAAATTGACTAAATCTAGTGATGTATTTAGTAGGATCTTTCAATCCCGGTATTGACTGTAATCGACCTTGTAATCGAGCTGGTAATTGCTCAAGTGATCCATTAACTTGATCTAGTTGGCCAAGCAATAATGCTCGTCCGGGACCACGCTGAGATAAAATTTGCGCCTGTAATGTCGTCTGTTGACTTAGTAACTTTGCACGTTCGTCTTCTAAAGAAGCAGTAACAGCATCTGCATCAATATCAGGTTTACCTAAAGCAGTAGTAACTTCTAATTCACGTACAGGGGCAAGACGCGCGAACTCAGCATCCTCGCGTTTCCTTCGTTCGGCTGCAGCAGCTGCCTCATCAGCTGCAAATCCAACCTGTTGTTTTTGCAATCCAAACGCACGATCAGCATCAAACTGTTGTTGCTTCTGCTGGAGAAATTGCTCACGTTGTTGATTACGTTGTTCTTGTCCTTGTTGTAACGATTGCAGAAAACCTAATAATGCCGATGCACCTGCTTGACTTGCTTTCATGCTATTAGCCCTTAACTTCTATTAAAGTTTGGATCACGCATACGGAAATTTGCTTCTTTTTGACGTAATCCAAAATCACGATCTGCATTGCGCTGATTAATGAATTGACCACCTAATGCACCAAACTGACTTGCAATTTGATTACGTTGGTTCTGCATTGCTGCATCAGATTCCATCTGTTGTTGGGCTTCACCCATATATTGATTGTATAGATTATTTGACATATTCGATGCAGTGCCGAATGATTGATTAGCAGTGTTTTGATAGTTACCTAAACCCATGCCAGCCAATCCAGTTGCCTCACGTAAACGCTCACCTTCTTTAGCAGCATAGTTGACAGCACCTTGAGATATAGCCTGTGATATAGGATTATTGTAGAAATTGTCCTGCATCATATTCCCGGTCATGCCAGCACCAAGGTTTAACTGATTACCCATTGAGTTATAACGAGCTTGCGCTTGAGCTGCATTACTAGTAATGTTGCCCATCTGTGCTCCAGCTGACCTAAGCATTGCATTAGTTGCATCAGGATTACTAAGACGTTCCATCTCATTTTGTAGACCACGAGAATACATTCCAGAAAATTTATCTGCTTGTGCTTGACTTCGTTGTCCCAATCCGTATTGTTGATTCTGAATGTTTTGATTAAACATACGTTGTTGAGACAATTGATCTTGATATGGATTTTTTTGTTTTCCAAATAAAGACCCGACCCCCTGACCAAGAAGAGTACTTCCTAAACCTATAGCATATGCTGGAATTGGCATTTCATTTCCCCTACTGTAAAACGTACCAGATACCTTGTCCTGATGAATCTACTTGCGCAACTAAAGTAACTGTTTCATATTGAGCTACTGGCCATGCTTTTGCTGCAGCCCTACCAAGCGTATCGCCTGTTTGTACAGCAGCACTAACTTGATTTGCAGTACTATCTGTTTTGATTATATGTATAAATTGCCCATTAGCATAATATGCTTTTGGTAATGTAACAATTATTGCTGCAGATGCCGCATTAGCACTCACTATTAATTGCCCAGTATCTGCATTTGCACTTGCATTTATAGATAATGGCGTAAAGTTTGCAGGAGTATATGGTGGAGCAAATGCTCCACGTGTCTGCACATTTGATGTAACAACTGCCTTGCTTTTTCCGGGACCAACAACACCACCAGTTAACGATGTAAATTGATCTGGAGTTGCTAATCCTCCGGGTAATGCCATTATCCTCTCCTTACTGCACTTTCAGTAGACATAACAGACAAAGCATGTATTTCTATTCTAGATGTAGCACTCGTCCCATATATTTCTACCTCTAACCATGTGCCACGTAATTCATTTGGCACTTGACGAAATCCTACTGCTTTATCTTGATTTGCAAGTGTTGTGTATTGACCAGTAGTACTTATGCCTTTATTGTTCGACAGCTTCCAAGTAAAAGTTGTAATTGACGGTACATAATAATGCACATTAACCTGATGTGGCCTATTTGTACCGTAATATGCAACCCCTTCCGCATAAGTTTGACCATAACGACGTGTTGTAATTTTCCAATCAATACCTTGCGTTGCACCTGCGTATGTTGGCCTGTCAGTAAAGCCTTCAAGTCTATATATTTGCCCATTAGATGCACCAACATACATATCTGCTACATCATTAGTAGATGTACATGAAACAGCACTCGTTGCATACATCTGTGCACTACTGAATACTGGAAGCTTCCATTTTACCCAGCCAGTAGTTCTTGTGTCGTACAGATAAATAACCGTATTCTGATTTGCTGTTGATGCACCGGCAACTGGAGCGAATGCATACAATCTACGCTCATGTGCCAACATGATAATGTCACTATATGCTGCTGCTCCAATATAATTTGCAGATCCAGTAGGTCCATAATCCATAGACCGTGGATTTAAAACTGCTTCAAGAGGAAGGCTTATTGGCTCTATCTTTGTGCCATTCATTACACTGATGCCAAAACTCGATACGTGTAATGCCTGACCAACTAAACTAGCAATACCTTTACTTGCCAGTAAACCAGCACCGGGTTCACGTATAAATTGCTGTGCTTGAAAAGAAGTTGGATCAAATCCCATAATTGGGACAATGCTGTTTTCGCGATATGCGATAAGTACAGCAGATGTATCACCACCTGCTGCAACCATACCGTCAGCAACATATGACAATAGGTTAACAATCTTCTCGTTATCATCCTGTGAACCAATCGTCATAAATGCACCCTTGATTGCCATAAAGGGATCTTGGACATCAGGGATATTTGTTGTGTATACGCCGTATTCGTTGTCTTTATTTAATGGCCATGTCGCATATAGCCCATTATCCTTTGATACAAATAACCTCTGTTTGTGATTTGCAATAGTGCTTAAACCAGTTGGTAATTGATTTCTGCCAGTGTGATGAAACATCCCCGGCCTACCAATGTTTGTTGGAAACAATATATCTGTATCACGAACGTCATCGTAGATTGTGTAGGACGCAGTATTAGTTGACCATGTTACATCAAACGTTACAGCATCACTATTTACTAACGTGCTAGTAGTGTAGTCGAATACTTTTGCGTTTTGCCCCGTATAAGATGCGCCTGTACCGATGTTTGTCGGTATCATCGCAATCAGTCGCGGCATACCATCAGTAAATAACGTGTCGCATCTACGATAGATTAGTATGTAATCATAATCATAATTTGTTGTAGATGTTCGCAAACCAGTGTCAGTAAACGTTATACGCCCACGACTATATGCTACGGATGACTCTATCTCAGGGCTAAACTCTGATGGCACTGTCTCTACACCCTCACCCGGAGGTGCAACAATGTTGTATGCAGATGTTGCTCTCCATGCAGCAGGAGCTGATTTCCATCTAGTGTAAAGGTATTTATACCTATTGTCTGGAGTCATACCTCCTTGGCGCACAACGTCACCAAGGCCAATTAATACTGCGTCTACGGGTACATCTGGTATATCTTCGTCAAAACGTAGATAAATAGCAGTAACAGCATCACGACTCGTACCCGGTATGGGAAATAACTGAAACTCTAAAAATCGAGTTTGTGCGTTATATGCAGCTTGACCTGTCCAAACAATGGACCCAGCTTCTTGTATCCCAAGACTAATCGGCATAGCGACAGTTCTAATATTAGGGTGTAGCTCAGCACGTATACCAATGCCCCTATCATTAGATAAGTCTGGTGTTCCTGTAATAGCCAGCTTTATCAGTCTATTCTGTACATATCCGCCATATAAACCTTTTACGTTAGTGTTTATCTGAGCAGCTTTAAATCCAGCTAAACCTAGATCTGTAGTTGTTGCGTTGTCATTAGCACTAGAGAGGACGCTGTATAAATACACGCCATCAATTAATACGCCGGGATCATTGTCGCGTGACCACCCACTATTGCTTAATTGGATGCGTACCTTATCAAGAGTTCCTTCAAAATCACGGAAGTCTACAACATACTCAAATTGAACCCAGTCAGCTGTAGTTTGCTTAGGGGCTGCGTCTGCCACTGCTGTAAATTGCGCACCGTTAATAACGCCAGTAGTGCTGTATCCAGTAACTGTAACGTTTAAGTATTGACCATTAAAAGGTTTAGCATCATCATAATTCATTAGGTTGAATGTCAACCTAAATAATCCATTTACCTTAGCCGTACTACCATTTTGCGAATATGTAGGTAAGCCAGATATCTCTTGGATGATGTAATCTGTTGGCTTATCGATATGGACTATATTTCCTGTAGTACGCCCATCAGCACCCTGTGAAACAGTACCTTTACTACCAGCCCACGGTAATGCATGAATTCTAACCAGCTGTCCTGAGCCTGTACCGATCGATGGCGAGCCACCAATTGTGTTCCAGTTAGAACACGTAGTACCAGTAGCTGTACCAAAAAGAGGATTAAGAACACGGTTGTCAGATGGACTAGCACTTGAAAATGTTGCTTGCGCTGCACTGTCACCATACGTACCAGACGTGTACGTCTTAATTGCTTTTACAATCCCAACAGCATTTGGCTTTGTTGACGTAGGCCCATTCACCGTAGGTAAAGATGCAGCAATAGTGCCGTTAGTTCTAAATAATGAGAACGATGAGCCAGCCCCACCAACTCCATAAATGTATCGACCATATTGAGTCATACGAACAAGTTTCCCCGATGAGGGGAAACTAAATGACGCACCAGTCGTTTGGTCAGTTAATTCCGTTTCAGCAGCTGGAGCACCTGATGGGTCAGTAGCATATAACTTTCCATTTTTTGCATAAACTAACTTGCTGACTGTAGCCGAACTTTTCAAAGCTGTAAGTTCGTATACAGGATTAGCAATAAACGTATTCATGATTCCGCGAAAACCATTCCTCAAGACGGGAGAGCTTCCATCAATCATCATGTTTTCAATATTTTGCGCGTAACCATCTTTCAACTTATTTGGCTGTGTTCGAGTATCCATGCCAATCCATGTAACATCACCTAATATATATGATTGCTGATTGTTCATTGCTTTGATTGCCATTACATACACCCCATTCGCTTGTAAGTTTTTACAAGAGTTGCGTCTCTAGTACTTGTATCTACTTGATCACCAAGTAAGTCATTTACCGTATACCCACAGGCTAATGGCAATAGATTTAAATAGTCTGGGCATTCACATAAATTAGGTTGTGTGCCATTTGCAACAAGATTTGCAATACCAATAATATTTGCAAATAACGGTACAGCTGGAGTAGTTGGAGAAATTGCAAACGCTAAAATATTTGCTGTGCCAGATATAGAAGCAGTTCTTACAAATGATAATTCAGCAGTTAGATTTGCATTACCAATAATATTGCTAAATAAAAGCGTAGGACTTACTACAGTACCTGTAGAGCTAAGTGAACCTGTGCCAACTATAGATGACTGCAGTTGCGTAGATCGCAAAGCTGTTAAGTTTGCAATGCCAGTAATTGACGCTGAACCGGGACTTACTACAGATGCAACAGAAGTAAGATTAGCAATACCAGTTAACGATGCACTGCGTTGAATTGCTGGTTGGGCGTTAAGTGTAGCAATACCAGTAAGCGATGCACTACGTTGAACAGCAGGTTGTGCATTAAGCGTACCAATACCATTAAGGCTTGCTGATGCATTTGTAACTCCAACTGAGGGTGCAGCAAGCCTTGCAGCAATAAATGCTACTGTTATGTAACCAGCAAATGCCATTTAATTAGTCAAGCGATACAGAAATTGCACCAGCTGCAAACGTAATGGATTGACCTGCTGTAAGAGTTACTGATCCTCCAGTTAAATCTCCATAGTAAATTCCAAAAGTTTCAAGTGATGATCCTACGGTTGAACTTGTACAAATAGCAATACCGACAATACCTGTATGTGTTGCTGTAGCAGTAAATGTAATTGCTTGTGCATTGACTAATGGTGCTCCATTAGCTGAAGCTACGTTAGTACCAGCTCCAGTTGAAAATTGCTGTCCAGCCGTACCACTAAATGCTGGTCTTCCAGTTCCTGTATAGCTACCACCTGCTGCTAATTCAGCAATAGTTCCATCGTTTGTACTGTTAGTCAGGAATGCTAAGAATAAAGCGGTTCCGCCTTTAGCTGTAAAACCAGCTCCGCGTAAGGTCGAATTTAATACTTCAGACTCTAAAGTGTTTGTGAAAGCTGTATTTGCCATAACTACGCACCTACCTTTACAATTGGATCTGCACTAGCATTTGTTGTAATTGGTTGCGACCAGATTACTGTTGTATCCGCTTCATTGTACACATCAACTTGCGTACCGCCCGATGCATCTACCTTGTTGCGTAAAATGCGTAAGGCATTACGAACTGTTCTACCATTAGATGTAGTTGACACTTCATTTCCAGAACTGTCAAGATTGCGTTTAAGAATAGCATCAGCTATTTCCTCAACCGCACTAGTAGCAAGTGCATTTGCATCAATAGCACCAGCTGCAAAATCTGCAGCTATGATCACTCCCGGTTGAAGTTCATGTACATCAGATGCAATATGGAATGAGCCAGTAATCGTAACTTCATTGGATGGCGATGTTGATCGTGTTCTTACAATCCTTGCACCAAACGAGTTGGCAGTTGCATATGATGCAAGTAATGCGTTCCACACGTCAGCAGCTACTGCACCAGTTTCAATCCGTGCCTCTGATGGAGTTCCATCTGTAGCAAGGCGTATTGATATTGCACTGTTAGCAATTTTAGCAGCCGTAATTGCATCAGCAGCAATAGCGTCGGCATCAATTGCTCCTGTTGCAATTTTAGCAGCGGTAATAGCATCGGCAGCGATTGATGTAGCCGTAATTACATTGGCGTTTATAGTACCGACAGTAACAGCAGAAGTAACAGAGTTAACGGAACCAGCAACATTACCGCCAACATTTCCAGTAACAGAACCAACAGCACCGGTGACAGAAGCAACAGAACCATTTACGTTTCCACTAACAGTCGTTATTGTTCCCGCTGTAATGTTTGTTGGACTTGCTACTGAAGTGGGGAAAGATGCAGCAAGAAAACCTGTAGGCTGTGTATAGGTAGGCATTGGCATGCCTGTAACACCAACACTATTCCATTGAGTGGCATTAGCAAGTGCTACGCCGGATGTTACTGAAAGCTGAGCCGTACCAGTGCCACTCGTAATTAATGCACCGGCATTACCCTGTGCAATGCTAGGTAGTGCAGTAAGCCCAAAACGAACAGTGTCCATCAAGTCAATTGCAACAATTTGATACTCAACAAATACAGGTGCTACTCCAGTACATTGAATGCTAATTAACAGTTGGGAAGAGTTAGCAACAGCAAATCTAGCATCAGCAATATGTATTTCATATACACCCGGAAAGTTCGTAGCATCGACTTCACGGAATCGACACTTACCTGCTGTTGGCGCAGCAAATGTACCAAGCGTAGTAATTGTTTCTACATTTGTTGCAGCACTTGTGTATGTAGTTGCCGTAGCCTCAAGATCAGCAATAGTAGAAATAATTAAGCCACTCGATGTGCTAGTTAATGCAGTTTTACCTGCACCTGTAGTAGAGGCAGAATCCTGTAAAAACACCCGTAAGATGTTACTTGTTGCACCTCGTTTAAGTATTTCTTTTGCCATGTCAGCCTCTCATTCCACCAGCCATGCCGGGATGAACAATCATTCCGCCACCACTACCACTAGCAGTAGTTATATCTGTAAATTGAATCTTAGCAACAGGCGCAACAAAAACACCACTACCACCACTATATGTGTTAATTTCCGTCCACGGACCACTAGTTGCACCACGCCTAATAAAATTAACGTTACTAATACATCCCCACTGATTTTCCCACGCAGTTCTTGTGTCTGTGTCTAAGTCAACAACGTTAAACCCAATATTGGCGCCGTTAGACGCTTCAACAATAAATGCATAAGTTACACCGGGTGTTAGTGTTGCCAATGTATCTGTAAATGAAAACTGTATTGGGTTTGTTAATTGAGTTGTTCTGTAATGAGCAGCATCAACAGATGCAGACCCAGATTGCAATGTTGTATTTGTAGTGTAATCAAGAATCCGTGGAGTTAACGTTCCTGTTCCAAATCCAAATTTAAATCCCTGAAACCACAAGTCGCTAATTTTAGCTGAGGTAATTGTTGTTGGTAGTCTAAATCTAAATCCGCATTGAGTAGTACCACCGACTGCTCCTTGTTCAACAAATGTAGGCGCAGTAAGTACTGATGGAAATCCATACCACTGAGTTGATGTTCCAATTGCATAACAAGGAACACCACCACTATTCTGCGGCAATGTAGCGGCATTTATTGAATACCATGTCTGTGATGCAGTAAATGGAAGACCAGATAAACTAGCTCGGACGCTTACGTTGTTACCAGCACCCCACGCTGTATTTGGCTCCATAACTAATGCGTAACGTTGACCTTTAACAACACTTTGGTTTAAACCAGTAAGAATGTTCATTCCAGAAAGAACGTTTGCATTGTAAACGTCAAATCCACTTGCGTCTACAGTAGCAGAGTTTGTAAATGTTCCACTAGCATCTCCACCTCGGCCTAGTGAGTTAGCAACATCTACAACGTTCTGAAATCCATATCTAAGCAACTGTCCAGAAACAGTTGTGTTAGCAGTAACCAATATAGCAATGCGTGTAATTGTCCCAGTTATAGGAGACGTAAAAATCATCTTCTGTTTTGATGTAACAGCATTACCAATAGTTCTAGTAACAATTGATACAGATGTGTCGGCAAAATCTAACCAAAGTGGTGATGTTACTGCTAGTGTTGCCATTAAACAATCCTTATAATATTGCCGTTTGGTTCGGCTGGATCATAAATAATTTGCTTACCAATAAGGGTGTCTCCGTAAATATCCATTAACGACTGAAACACCGAGTCCCATGGAGAAGCAAATGAAAATGGAATTGTTACAGTAGCATCCCCATTCCATTCGTATGTAGTGTTTTCACCTGTCATCAATTTATACATTGGAACAGCTGGTGTTTGGAATAAATCATTTGCAGGAATAATGTACTTACTGCAATCTAATACATTTACAATTTGCATTAATTGTTGCCCATCTTATCAATCTGTTTTTCTACTATACGGTTAATTCCTTGAACAGCTCTAAGACCAAGTGTACCAAGTAGAAACGACAAACCTAACATTTGCTCTGGCGTTGACCATCCAATATGACGTGCAACTAGCGGAGTTAAATACAACGCTGATGCAGCACCAATAAATACAGTCATTACGCCTTGAAACACAGTTTTAATTTTATGCCAATCAGTTCCAGCAATTGCACCAGCAACACCGGCAAGTAACTGATTTATATCAATGTGTAGACCTTTATCCATCGATGTCCCTCGTTGCTTGGCTGACACGCTTCACCTCTGGTAGTTTAACTGAAAACACTGGAAGGTTGCTATCCTGTCGCATAAAGAAGGCAATCAACGCAGTTGTCATAGCCGGTATACCAGCACGTATGCCTTCTATGCTACACAATAATAAACTGCGTGTCACCATGCCGAATGACGCATTCTCTGGAACATGCATGGCTTTCCATGCAGAATCAAATTCAGGAGCAGCTGATGCAACAAACGCGCCAAGTGCTAACAAAATTAATCGACCCCATGCAATGTTCATTATTTACCTCCGGCTGACATAACTGGTGGCACTGCAAAAATTCCATTCGGTCCTTTATATGATGAGTCTAATCTCATCCATAGTTGCATGCGTACTTGGTCGTACCAATCACCCCAGAAAGCACGACCTACAATTGATGGATCATCGTAATTCTTCAATGCAATTTTGCGAGCAGTGTATGCCGGAAGTGCTTGCATAAGTAGATCATCACTTATAAATGAGAACGTACCGCTACCTGTAGTAATAGCAGTTGGTAACCCTGCGCCACGTGCAGTAAATGCGATAGCAGTAGATGGCACAGGATAAAAACCAAGATTGTTGTAGCCAGCTTCATACCAATACGTTGGCTCACCTGCTGTCGCAGTGTAACCAAGATCGTAAGAACGTAACTCGTTTTCACCACAGTGAATAATAGGAGTAGTTCCACTATTGATATGTACAGTAAGTGGAAACGCCATTGCTGATCCACTAAAGTCATATGTGCGTCCTGTATGTGATGCGATTGTAAGAGTAGTTGGTAAATACACGCACGTGCGACACATGTCAAATGCGGCTTCATTTAAATACTGCAATATGCCATCATTGTTACTAACTGTAACGCCACCGATACCATCGGGTACTTCTGCTACAACAGTGTCGTTAGTTTCATTTAGCAGACGAATAACTTCATTTTTTAAATCAGTAAAACCTTTAGCCATTACTTTGCTCTCCTGCCATAAGCACTTGCAAAATTATCTACCATAGCTAAGCGGTCAAGGTACTCAGCTTTAAAAATCTGATAACCATTCATCTCACCCATTTGCATGGCACGTGCTTGAAGAACTGCATACACGAGGCAGTCATGTGCAACTTCTGGTAATGGGCACTCTGTAGCATCCGTATTTGGCAGAGCTGTTCCAGCTGAGTCATAAGACCAATAATCACCGGGTTGAGCATAACCTTCAATCAATAAACCGTTAACAAGCGTTGTTATAACTGCTGGATAAACACTTATGTTATTCATCCCACGCAAAACTACAATTTCGGGTCGCGTATCATCCGGTTGATTACGCCAGTTGTCTACATATTGATCTTGATAATCAAAAACTCTAACTTTCTGGTACTCGTTAATTGTGTCTAGTAATTTAATTACTTTAATTCTATAAATATCTGGAGCGCAATAATCATTGACTCCAGCAGTTAGATCTAAATACCGACGGCCAACCAGACAGTCCGTTTGTCGAGCTATCTGATTGGCCTGTTCTAGAATTAGATAGTCTAGGCCAAATGGGTCACGGTCTGCGTCAGTGCCAAAGTAATTTCTACCCAGCATCCTAACATTGCGTTTAATTTGACCTAGATTCATATCTAGAGTACTCCCTCACGTCCATTCTGGATGTGCATGCGAGTGATATTGACTGCCGCTGGGTTTCGTCCTTGAGAGCTAGTAACTTTTAACCTTAAGAACTTAGCATATGTCTGCAGCGGAAGAACAATCATGTCATCTCCCGCTGCTGCTGCTGCTGTATAAACACTCTGTGATAACAACGTCGTTGTAGACGGTGTAAATCCAGAAGTATCTGATCCATGCAACTCAACAGTCACTGTGTCTGCAGCTGTTACGCCAGTGTGGTTAAAAGCAACATTGACATATAACGGATTAAGAATCTGACCACGTACGTAGTCGGCAGCTGTAACAGATCCATCATTGTTTGAATCCATAACAGCACCACTGACGCCGTTAGTAACAAGCCCGCCATAATTCAATTCAGAAGACGTTGCAGTAACGTTTGCTCCCGACGTAGTACCATTCATCGTTAGTGTTACAACACCATTTGCGGATGCAGTACTAATTAAGTATGCACTAGCACCTGCCGATTGTGTTGCAAATGCAAATGTAAGTTTTGCGTCTCTCATATCAATCCTCCTTAGTTAGTTGCCAACCGCAGGCGTCCGATTGAGCGAGTGTTTGGCATCCAAAGACCCATGCCCCAGTCAAACAGAACATTGTGCATAATTCCGTTTTCCTTTGACTTGCCTAAGTATTCAGGCTTGAATGGGCCAGACTGCCAACCCTGCACATAACCAGTGCCGTACCGTACAGCATAGATGTCAGCAAAGTTTGCAGGAGCAGTAATGACAGGGGAAGTGCCGTCAAGTTTACGTCCAACAGTGCGGATCTTTGCACCCTTGTAGGTATCTACGGATCGATCGAATGCGTCAGTATCAGTATTAAAACCAGTACCTGCACCAAGCAATCGAATGACACCTTCAAAACGGCGCTTCGTGTCTTCATTCATATAAAGAACAATGCCGTTACCATCAGGAGAGTTTAAGTTGTCAAATAATTCCTGAAGAGCTAACAAACAACCGTTTGCTTCAACCTGAGTAAACGTACTACTAACATCAAGCGACGCAACAGTAGATACAGGTGCAACAAGACAGTCTGTCGGAATATCGTAATCAGCACGATGCTCTAAACGATACTTAATTCCGGGAAAACAGTCTGGGCTGTTACCAGATGTAGTAGAAGTTGGATCGTTATTAATGAACTTGTCATTAAAATCATACGCAAAACCTTCCATAAAAATCTTGATCTGTGCTTCTACAGGATCAATGATGTTATTTGGTTGATCAAGTAATCGAGAGTCAACAGTAATCTTATTGCGAATAAGATACATCTGCTCTTCGTATGACTTTGGCTTGCCCTTAATTGCATTTGGCTCACCGTTGATGGCTGACCAAGTTGGCGTCGGGATTGTGCCAGCTTCGTTTGTATAACGAACACCAACCTGCCGGAGGGAAGGCGATGTATAAAACGGGATGTCCTTGATAGCGTTCCATGTCTGGTGCAAGGACATGGTGATTTCTTTTACAAGAGGATCATTTGAAAGGACAGCTTGGTCTGCGAGTGTAAGTGCACCATTGAAATCAATAGCCATTGTCTACTCCTACCGAATACCTAGTAGTCTTGTGATTCCAGATAAACGGTTCTGTTGATTAGTTTGCTGTGGTGGAACTATGGCATTTGCAGAGTCACCACTACCAATAGGTGTTGGGGTTGTTTGTTGATTCGTAACCATGTCCACTAACTGTGGAACAAGAGATTCAACTAAACCTGTTACCTGACGATGCACAGCTGCTGCTGCATCCATAGGACTAACGCCTTGCTGGATAAGACTATCCATAACATCTTGTGCGCGACTAGCATATGGAAACTGCTGCAATGCCTGTTCACGTTGTTGTGCCACCATATAGGAGTTCATTTGACCAACTACTTGGTCATAACGCATCTTCTGTATTTCGGCCTCGGCTTGTACACGAGCTAATTCGGGATCGAGATAATTATTTGAAATCTCGTTTTCCCACTTAGCTCGTATTTGAGATTCTTGGTTTTGCTGTTGCTGTTCCTGATATGCTTTCTGCACTTCAGCAGCTGACTGAAAACCACTTTCCTCAAATTGCCGAATAACATCAGCCCACTTGGAGTACGCTTCCTGCGCAGCTCGGAGCTGTTTAGCTTCATCGTTTACTTCTTTGAAGCGTTCATATGGTACGTTTCCCGGTTGTTTTTCCGGAAGAACGTTATCTAATAGTTGTTTCTTTACTCGTTCTTGTATAGAAGATTGATCAAAAACACTATCTGTTTGCGGTTGAGCATTATTGTCGCTTGTGGATTCGTTTAACGTCCCTACTCCACTATCGTTAGAACCGGACGAATCTCTAACGAAATCAATTAAAGCTCCACCAACATTGCCCGTTGCCGCTGCTGGCGAATCAGCGGTTCGTGTCACCATCTCTTCGGACATTTACATCATACCTTTACTTTTTTAAAAAATGCCAGCATCTGCTGGTGGTTGCGCACCCGATTGTGGCAACATTGGTTGCGATTGCTGTGGCATAGGTTGTTGCATTGATGGTTGCATTGATGGTTGTTGCCCACCCATCATAGCCATTGGATCTTCTGGCTCCATCATTTGCGACTTACCTAGTTCAGTCATCGCATATTCTTCATTCTGCTGTGCATCAATTCCAGCCTTAGCAGCATGCAGTGAAATATCTGCTTCAAGTTTTGCTTGAATAATTGCTTGTTGCTTTTGTACATCAAGCTGCATCTTCACCTGTTCAACTTCGGGGTTAAACTGCTCTTGTTTTGCTTGCGCTTCCATCATTGCCTGTTGTTGCATCATTGCTTGCTGTTGCTGTTGCATTGCAGCCATCTTTTGCGCTTGTTGATCAAGATGTTGATAGATGCGTGAAGCATGCGGAATGTTAGCTAATTCAATAAATAAACGATTAGTGTCTGGGTCAGCTGGATCTCCAAACACTCCCATTTGCCGTAAAGCAGCAAGTTTTTGCAACTTTTGATCTGGACTGTCTTCCATTGATGATCCGGGAATATAAACAATGCGATATTGTCCACCGGATCGCAATGCATCAAAGCGCATCACACCTTGTTGAATTTGATCTTGCGGTAGCATCTTGCCTTGTATGTTTCCAATAAATGGAACAATAGCAAATTGCTCTATAAGAGATACTTCCCACTCTTTAATTTTAGATGCACTAATTTCAATATCTGCACGAATAAAAGAGTGTTGTGTATTATCTGACCGCTGTAATAACCTGACAGATTCTGCAGGCGTACCAGCACTTGCTTGACCTTGACTTACATCATGCAATCCAGCTACGTCCATCATGTCTTTTTCTAACATCTGGAGTAACGGGAATAGATCTGAGCCAATGCCGGGTGCACGTTGAATTGCTGGTGGATGTGAACCACGCTTGTAATTAATGCGACGATAAATACGATTTTTATCATCAATACTGTCACCAGTATTGTCATAAGCATCAGCACCTACACCGCTTAAGTTCTCAACTAATATGTAATCTTTTTGATTCTCAAATTGCTCTATAAGTCGCGAATAAACTCGGTTGTAGGTCAACTGAAGAGAACAAAGATCCCAACATAAACTATAGCCATACGGAGTACCACTACGTGGTTGCCAACGTAACGGAATAAATGGAAACGAATCTTTCTTTTTGTATGGCCATGGTCCTGCATAAAGCAAACAACTATTTGTGCTTACGATGTATCTACCACTTGGGTATAAAGCTGTAGGTTTTTCCCAATATTCATAAACAATAGCAGCTTGTTTCTTCGTGTCAGTATTACCTAAGTTACTCGGTGATGGCGGAACCCAGCCACGACCATTGCCGTTAGTTCCATCTAGATAAGTGTCTACATACCCAGCATTCGTACCCGTTTGTCCATCTGGTTTTACTAACTTACCTTCTTCACCATACTTATCTACAAACCAAGATAAAGGTTTTACCATTGCGTGGATCATCCATCGGATGTCTGCGTCACGTTTTGCTGTAGGGTCGAAATAGACGTCGAATGCTGGAAGTATTTGTTCCACAACGTCACCTACACGCATACTCGTATGGCCAATCACCTCAGATCCAGTGGCATCCATCTGTGGAACAATTTGTTCTTGGCTCGCATCCCAAAACACTTTTAAAAATGACGTGCCACAAACACACGCCCATCGTACGCGCTCCTTGGTTTGTGTTTCACGATCAAACTTGCGGTTATAGTGATTAACAATAAAGTTGGCCTCATCTGATGCCATCAAATCCACTGGGTTTGCACTAATTGGAACAGCACTGGAATCGGGTGCGCATTGAGTCAATTTTCCGACTACACCATCAATAAGAGGGCGCATTTTATTAACTGTCATATACCTATTTGGCTCGTCTTCATTCTGCAAGCTTTCGAGGTTACGAGCCTGACTATTTATACGAAACCACTGACGCCCTTCAAAAAAGGCGGTAGCCATTACCCACTCAAGTTCCATTTCTTGTCGCGCACGATATGACAAGTCAAATTGCTGCTTAATAAAACCTGTAAGGCGTTTAGCTTCTTCTGGTTGATCTTTCGGTATTACACGCCAATCTTTTGGTGCTAAGTCTATGTTTAAATTTTGTGGGTTTTCTTTACCCATATTTTTTAGGTCAAAACTACCCGGTGTACCATTAGCTGATGGCTTTGAAAACGCCGACACTTTTGGCTGCTGTTGCAGTAACGCTTTGCTCAATGTCCCGCGAACAAGATTGTTTATATCAACAGACATTGCTAAATCCACCTTTCATTTGAAACGAGCTTTTGCACTAACAATCTTTCTTCTCGTATAAGACGCAAATTATTTACGATGCCGTACATTAGTACGGTTTGCAACATTACGCACAATGTCATCAGTACACCACATATAATAAGAAAGACGCTCATAACCACTTATTATTATCCTTTTTCTTTAGCCAACTAGGTATGTATTTTTCGTTAGATGGCATTTTGTCATCTACTTCCGGACACTTTACAGGATACTCACGCCACATTACACCGTATCTAAAACTATCAATAGCGTGATCATTTTTTGTACCACTATCAATATCTTCAGGATCACGTGGATGTGACATTGTATTTGCTAATTGTTTTATAAGATTTGGACAAGCACCACGTACAATTTGCAACTTAGGTTTTGGTTGGCCATCAATGATGTCAGTAGCACTCAACCATTCCTTAACTCTTCTCCAACCTGCTTTGCGATCTTTAACAGCACGCACTGCTGGAAGTCCACGTTCCCACCAAACCTCAACAGGATATTCACCAATGCGCTCTTCTGATTTCATTGGAGGAAAAGTATTTGCCCAGTCAAACGCAATAGCCTCTAGTTTGGTGTTCCATATTCCATCACGTAATTTAGTATTGACTGGAGAAGCTAATTGTTTAGACTCTAACATTTCTAAACACTTTTCAGCTTGCTTGCTACTTACTAGTCCAGCTTCATACATTTCTCCAATAACGTAGACGTTTTCTCTGTCATCGCTGGCATACAACAAGAAACACGCTGGAGCACCAGTACCAAAGTCGTGGCTTGCCCACATTCTCCACCATGGTTGAATTTCAACGTGATCAACAACATGCCACGGTTTACCTTCAGAGTTGTATTCTCTAAAATCTGGAAAGAATAAACCGCCGACACCTACTTCATGTTGACATTCTCGCAAGAAAGAAAGTAATCCATATGTGTCAATCTCGTGTTGGCAAACTTCAATTGTTTTATGCTGCCACGTGGGTGTACCTGCAGTAATCTTGTAACCCATACGCCCGTCATCGCGTTCGTATGTTGTGTATTCTAAATCCTGCACGGCTGGAACAATTGGTGACTGTATACGATTTTGCAACATGTCTAAGTCGCCACTCAAAACTTGAGACATTACCGAGTTGGCATGAATCCTGTTCTGTACGAATACAACAGCGCAGTCAGTGCTTTTTGCAGGAAGAATTGTTTGTGTAATAGTCCTAATTTTTTTATCGACACCGTTGACCGAGTCATCTAACTCGTCAATGTCATCAAGGATAATCATGTCTGGTCTTAAATGGTCAAGCTTCACACCACGAGCGCCAGTATCAAGCCCAAATGCCAACACGTTAAATCCGTTTGCTGTACGTAACTTACTTGCACTCCAACCTTTTGAGAAACCGTATTTATTTACAGCTCTTTCAATACCACAACGCTCCATTGCAGTTGCAATATCTTGCACGTGCCTATCTGCCATGTCTTGTGTAGCGCATACATACACAGCAAATCTACGTGTAGCTTTTACCGCTAACCTACTTACGATAAGTTCCATTGTGGTACTTTTGCCTCCACCACGGAACCAACACTCAATTAACGCAGGTCCAAATTTTCCTATTGCTATGTCTTCAGCCCATTGCCACGCACGATGATGATGTTCCGCTAATGTAGAGGATGCTGCATGGGGGGCATATACACGTAGCCAATCTTCATAATGCATATCATGACCCGGCAGTGCAGTTGCTAAACCGCTGTCGTAATCACCTAACTCAATTGCCTGATCAATTTCCCCTTGCAGAGCTTCTAACAAAGCCACTGCTAATGGTTTTGTTGGCCTTACATATTTTTTAAATGCTCGCGGTGTTGCGCGAGTCGATACTTGATTCTTCATCTATTATTTCTGCATCCTGAATATCTTCTTCGTTTTGATACTGTTTTAGTAATTTGCCAAAGCCTTCTTTAATTGCTTGTAGCTGATTTGCATCATGTACACATTTTTTTACTACACCAAGAATTTGCATTGCTAGGCTATATGCTTGGTCAACTTCCAATGTATATGCTTTTGTGTGCAACATTCTTGCTTCAGCTTCAACGATATCGGTGCGCTTTTCTATCAAGGCAACAACATCTTGACTAGCTTTGTACACGTCAATTCCCTCGTCTATCATTTTGCCAAGAGTCTTAAACGCTTTTCCGAATTCATCTGTTCCTACTGTCGCTTTGCACACTTGCATTTGATCTTTAATCAACTCGTAATGCTCAACAGATATTCCGTTACTTGCTGCCTCAGCCCTGACATCCATTAGAGCTGTCAGGTATGCAGCATCATCTTTAAGACTAAATAGTTCTGGATCTTCGCGTAACTCTTCAATTCGTTGTAGTAATTTAGGAGCAACACTAGCAAAACGACGACGCTGTTTAGACCACAACCCAGTTTTAAACACTGGGCTTTCAGGTCCAGTTAATGCACGTCCACCATGATGTATACAGTAATCTCTGCCTTGTACTGCAGTTACTCTGCAACGTTCACCATCTGCTTTTACGCCATGACACAATTTAACAGTTGCACCATTAGCTAGTTTACGTACATGTTCCTCGGTAGTACTCATTGAAGTGGTAATGATCTCCCTCCTGATCCACGCTCAGTACGGTTTAAAACTGGTGGCACACTTGTATATCGTTTTCCCGGTTTAGTTGCGTTACTACGTAACATTGCCATAGTTGCTTCCGGATCAGATATGAAATCCATTAAACCTTTAGAGGTAGGAGCAACTAAATTTGCTTTTGCAGTTACGGCTTTTGATAACGTATTCAATACTTTTGTTTTTTGTTTTTGAGACTTACTATTATCCTTTGCTGTAAATGTGTAATCTGGATTCATGCGTGGTGCTTTGTCTTTACCTTGCAATCGCATAAGTTGATACGCCAACTCGTCTTCCGTTAGTACATCATCCTGTCTTTCTACAGACGTTCTTGCGTTTCTAACGAATGGAGTTCTTGCTATATTTTTTTGTGCTCCGAGTTCCATTAATTGAGGAATAGCAGGTAATCCCAAAAATGATGTAGCTGGCAACATTTTTCCCATTTGATATGCAATTTCACCAGCACTAACATTACCTAATGCTGGATACGGTGTTGTCAAATACTTGCCAACTACATTAGCCATTGCAGGATTTGCAATGTCTGTAACAGCATTCAATAATCCAGCACCTTTACCTTTTGTTGCACTGGCGATAACAGCATCTTTAGTAGCATTAACACCTAGTAAAGACAAAATTCTAGTCGCTAATAGCGCACGGTCTTTTTCATCAACATCTTCATCTAGTGATCTCAATAACGGTATAAGCGAATCAACATATAAAGGTGCTTCACCAACAATTCGTCCAGTTGCTCGTGATGCAGGACTTTTACCCATTGCTAATATTTGTTGCAATCCAGCATTTAAACCAAATCCTTCAGGAGTATTTTGAATTCCAAGAGCACTGTCAACAAGTGCCTTTTTCGGATCATTAGTTATTCTGGATGGCAATGCTTTTGGAGAGTATTTTTGCGGAATTGTTTCTTGTGGCATTTCTTACTCCTACCTTGTACGTCGTCGTTGCGATATGTCGTACATGCCCATTACTAAACCTGTAGCTAAACCACCACCAATGTTTTTCTTGACAGTCGATCCCTTACCAGCCTTTGGTGCTGCTGGTGGCTTAACAGTAGTAGTACGCAATGCTCCCGGTGCTAAATTTGTTGGCGCCTTAAATTTAGGATCAAGTCTCTTTAAAGTTGCAATACTTGTTACTGGCTCTGCCTTGACAAGATACTTACGTCCTTCTGGCGTATCCATCTTACCTTCAGCAATTAATTCAGTTACAGTTCTTGCTTCTTCTGCATTTAACATCTCACCATTACTTGTACGCAGTTCTACCCATTTACCATTATGCTTATAGAACTGTGTTTTGTTTCTGCGAGCTGCACTTTCCTGACGCGCTCTTTCTTGGCGTTTATTATTTGCGTCAATTTTGCGTTGACGCGCTTCATCTTCACGTGCCTTTTTCTCCTCTGGGGTAATTGTGGCTGCGTTACCGCGTCGTATCTGTGTTCTAATAGTTTGTTCTGCAACAACAGGTGCTTCGTCACGTATTAAAGACCTAATATTATCTTGCGCTTGTTTATGTATCGCTATCTGACCCGCCGGATCATCTTTAATGTACGCATCTAACCACTGATCTAGATTGCGTAAGATCAACTGCCCTGATGGCGTGGAGTCATTAACACCTTTGTGATTTTTTAAAATCTCTCTTGTAATAACATTTTTAGTCGATGTCAAATCTGCTTCTGCGTCAATAAACTGTGTTCGCGCTTCCATTTCATTGACAATATTTCTTGCTGTTGCAGTAACACTATGCCACGTTTGCTGCATGTCGTTTTGCATAGAATCTCTAGCATCTGCAAGCGCACCTCGTTCAATATTTGCAATAGCTCGATCAGAAACATCTTTCGTTTTACCTCTGTCAGATGTTGCATTCATAGCCCACGATACGCGAGACGATGGTGCAGTTACTGCCGTTTTTGAGAAAGTGTTTAACCAACCGAGTAACTGTTTGCCTTTGTATGGAGGCATTGTAGTAAGGAAGTTATTAAAGTCATTAAATGTAAATCGCCCATTTTTTTCAACTGGAATACCAGTAATTTGCTCAAACGATGAAATCATATCTTGGCGTGATCCAAAAATTGCACCACCTTCGCCACCATCAATTTGATCTGTTGCGTCTGCCATCATTCCCATGATGTCACGTGCAAACCCGTTAACTTGTAACCTGACATAATTTGCATCTACACCAACAGTCGTTTGATCACTTTGAGCCATCTGCAGAGCTGATGATGTAGCTGCAATTTTAGGGTCAATAGCCTTACGTCGTACTATTTGTCGTCCAGCTGCATCTGTAGCAGGTTCGTATTTTCCATCAACTTTACGGAAAACTTTTGCATTAACAACACCACTTTGTTTACCCTGATAAATAGGCTTGCTTTGAATTGGATTCCCGTCTACATCCTCATCAAAACCTATAATAGTTGAGGGTCGGTTTACTATAGATCGTTGCTTTGCTTGGAAATAGTCATTAACATCGACTCCGGGTACTCCTGCAACCCAAGCGCCGATCATGTCAATCGCCTGTGCTGTTCGTCCTTTTCCAGTTAATGCTTTAATTGGCTGTGAGTAATCTACGTCACTTCCTTTAGTTCTAAATAATATTCCTCTGTTAGTGCCAACCTCTAAGCCGGATTCTAATTGAGCACGTGCAGTATCACGTGAGTCAATAAGTGTGTCGAGTAGAATCCGTGCATTACTTTGATTTTCTTTAGCAATTACACCAGAGTTTAAATTTTTATCTAATTCAAATATTGCTAAATCCAAAGAACGTACCGATTGATCCCATGATTCATCTGGTACATAATTCATTTTGTCATCAACATTTGGTGTAATAAAATGAACTAAGTCTTCTGAATATCTTGCAGCCTCATTCATTTTTAAATCTTCTGGAGTATTTAAAAATGCGTTATATGTAGATGTGACGTCCTCACTCTGTGGTAGGCCAAGCATTTTTGGAGAGATGCCGTGCATTGCTGCTAGTCCAGCTAATACTGGTCTGCCAGATGACAAACCACTTTGTGATTCTTGCCGACGTCTTTCAGCAAAAAGTGTGCGTATCTGTAACGCACGATGAGCTTCAATACGCTGACGTCGTGAACCACTAAATCCCGTCATTTGCTCAAGAGGAGCTGTGTACGGATCTTTAAACGTGTTTGGTTGCTCTCCAAAAATTCCTACGTTTGTTGTATTTTCTTCACCAAATATCAATCGTAACTGATCATCGCTTGCGTATGGCACTAATGCTAGTGCTGCACCTTGTGGGTCATTTGCAGCCATCCGTTGATTTACAATATTAGACGCAGCCGTAAATTCTGCCTCACGGCCTTTGTAATTAAAGTCAAACAGGTTATTAATAAAGCTTTTACCAGAATAACTACCTGCAGCTGTCTTTAATAGGGCATCTCTAGCTGGACCAGATGGTAAGTCTATAACCTTTCCAATATTTGGATCAGCAACATCGATCAGGTTTGCAATATTCCGTTGCATATGCCGCACCCATGGCGGCATTGTAGAATCATAAGCAGTAAAGTCACCTCGTTCCAAAATAGGCTTTACAAAATCCATAACCAACAAGTTACGAGCGGACAATGCAGGAGCCATTGTCTTGCCTGTTTGGAAATCACGTAATACAGCATTAGTACTAGTTTTAATAATCTCACTAGCATATGCTTGCTTTACTTTTTGTCGTTGACCTTGCTGTTCAAATGTAAGTGCTCCACCTCTTTTAAAGTATTTTTCAAATCCCGGTGTCTGTGCCAGCATGTCTTCAAAGCCTGTTTCAATGTCAGTCTTTAATGCCATACCACCAGCAGCCATTCGCTCATTAGCAAAATATCTTTGTGCTCTTACGCGCTCTGCTGAGCTATCATCTGCTTTTAAACCTAGCATGAATGCTAATCCGCCACGTGCTACACGTTGCGCATTGCTACCAGATGCTTGCCCTGCCAGATCAATAGTATTCTTTAATGCTTTGTAACCTGCGGAGTTTTGAATATCAGCAATCTGTTGATCAATACCTTGCAGTTCACTTTTTACGTATTGATTTGTACCTTTTAACTCACCAAATCCTTGACCACGTAGTTCTTCACGCATGACATCCATTGTTGCGCCTTGCGTACCACGCATTGCCTGTGCAACTGGATCAGATTCAATAAGCGGTAAAGTTTCCATTACTGCATTTACATCACCACGTAGTAATGCCTGTCGCTTTGACTGTAACGCATTTATTTCGGATTGCAGGGATGACCATACCTGCTTTAGTGGTGCTAACGGGTTAGTACTAGAAAAACGTCCTGTTGCTGCGGAAATTACACGATCTGCAATTTCTAAAGACCTGTTATTTGCATTTGTATTTTCATCGAACGCAGGTTTAAGAGGATCAAACTCTTTTAAAAATTTTGCAACAGGCGTTTCTTCAGCACCAGTTGGATCTGTTGTAAAACCCTGTGACATTGAATATCTTTTTGCTTCAATATCTTCTGGTTGTACTGGTGTGTTTAAAAATGGATTTACAACACCACTACGTCTTTTGACTGTTGGGAGTTCACGTTCTTGATCTTCTGGTAAACCTCGTGTTTCTGGCTGTTGCGCGAATTGTTGTAAGTACGCATCACGTGGCAAAGTTGGATCAATTGAAAAATCAGTAGTAACGTCGAGTGCTGGATCTACATATGTCGGCGTTGGTTCAGGTGTTAAAGGTGGTGTTGGTGCTCCGGCACGTGGAGGTAAAGCTCGTCCACTACGTGGAGGCAATGCTCTTCCGCCACGTACTGGCGCAGGTCGTGCTTCTGCAGACGCAGGATTAATAGGCCCACGTCCTTGTGCTAATAAAGACATCACATCAATTGGTGCTGCTTGAGTTGCAGGAGCTGCCGGTTGTGCGCTTGGAACACTTGGGCCAACTCCCGCGCCTTCTACCTGCGCCGGTGTACCCGGTACAGGCGGTGATGGCATCTGCGCAGGAACATTGCCAGCAGGTTGCTGACCTGTTTGTGGACGTGCTGCAGGTGCAGCTGGAGAAGTTTTCTTTTCTTCATCCATCATCATGTTCATTAATGCAGATGCCATTTTTTACCTACTTACCCATTAACTTCTTGCGAATTGGCGATACATACGATCCATTGTTAGATCGCTTTTGTTCTACACGTGGACCTGATGGTGCTTTGCCAAGTTGTTTATTTGTGCGTGGACCAAGAGGTGCTTTTGCGCCAGTTGATGTAGTTTGACGACCAGCAGCCTTACCAGCTTGGAATCCTTTAAATTCAGCGTCTCCAACATCGCGTTGCCTACGAATAGCCATTGCCCCAACGCCAGTAACAAATCCAGCTCCAAAACGCCCAACAGGACTTTTTGCTGCAGATCCAACAGCTCCAGCAACATTACGTCCTGCTTGTCGCACTGCACCAACAGCATTATTGACTGCTGACTTGACACGCGCTGGACGTTGTGCTCTTGCTGCATCATTGGCTTTCATCTGTGCTGCTGCATTATCACGAACTTTTTGCATTGCATCACGACCATATTTAGCCTGTGCAGCTAATCGTGCCGTATTGTTGCGAGAATCAATTTCGTCTGCACGTTTTCGCCCTTCGATCGAGCGCTCTCGTTCTGCATTTAACCTGCGTTGCAATGGTTCAGTCGGTCTACCACCCATTAAACTAATTTTGCGTTCTGTAATACGTTGGTTGTAACCAACTTTACCAGCTTGTTCTCGTACATCTCGGCCTTGCGCAGTGGTCAACCGCTTACGCATTGGATCGTTTTGCTCACCATATGTTTCACGGCTATATGGCTTATTTTCTTTTACTGGATAGTAAGCAATGCCCTCGTCAATTCGTGGAGATGGCTTGTATTTAACTTTACGTGAACCAATTTCTTTTTGACCAGCTGGCACACGACCCATTCGCTCACGACTATCAAGTGCTTCTTTTGCATCCTTAACTTGATAGCCTTTTCCAAGAGCAGAGCCGGGCTGACTTGTCTCATTGCGACCTTGCATCTTTGTGCGATACACCCTACCGCTATATGGGTTTACATCATCACCTGCTTTTTGCGGTGTTGTTGGTGTACCCTTGGGTGTATATCGCTTTTCTGGTGCTTGTGGTGAACGAGGAGTTGCTTCTCGTTTACCCATTGTTACTTCACGAGTATTTGCCGCTTTTGCTCGCGACATTTTTTTCTTATCGGAGTCATCAGCTCCGCTTGCTACAACTTGTGGCATAGCCATTACCCCCTACAGTTTGTTATCTACCCTGAGTGCGCCTATTGGCTATTGCACCCATTCCAAGTAAAGTGGCATATACACCACTTGGCTTTACCTTCGTGCTGCCACGTAAGGAAACCATTTGCTTAGCAAGTGTATTACGACCTCTTGCTGCATCTTTTACGGCATTTGGTGATGGAGCCGGTGTTTCACGTTTGTCAAACATACGTTCTGTTGAAACATCTTCACCGTAATAACCGCGTTCTCTATTAGTTAGCGAATTACCAATTCGTGTCGCGTAAAAGTACTGGCTCTCACCGGGTTTTGGTGGAGGGGGTTTCATACCAGCACGATGCCATCGATCTATAGCATTTTGTGTAGTTGCATTTACTTTTGCAGGTCTACCTGAAGGCGTTGTGAATTGATATTCGTCAGCCATTTTGATTACTTCTTCTTTTTATTGGCAGCATAGATACGTTTTGATAACGTTGATCCACCACTTTTTGTTGGAGCAAAATCATTTTTTCCAACTTGTCGCTTTACGTAAGCTTGTCGTGCCTGTTGCTCCATAATTGCATTTTGTCGTTCACCACGATCCATGGCTTTACCTTGCAACTTTGAGTCATAGCGCTCAATAGCGTCCTGAAGTTTACCTTCACTGTAATAACCACGACGCTCGTTCATTGACGCGCCAACTGCAAGTGCTCGTGCTCTATCACGTGTACTTGGCCTGACGTCGTTATCCATCATCATTTCCATGCGTTCTTCTTGACGACGTGAATCCGCTATTCGTTTAACTGGATCCATTCCTTGAAGACGCATAGTTCGAGCATTGCGTACTGGATTACCTTGAGTATCTGTTGTGTAATACTCAGTTTCATATCCGGATGAACCGGCCATTCCAACATCACGTTTACGAGGCATAATTAGTATCCCTTACATCCACAATTAGCTTTGCCACATTTAGGGCATTTCTTACCTTTTCCGTATTCAGCCTTTTCATGCTTTGCCATCATTTTAGGTGACAAACCTTTTTTACTGTATTCTCGTTTTTCCATTTTTTCCATGGATTTACTCATTCCAGCATGACCGCCAATTTTCATTCCCATCATCTGGCCCATAGTCTTACGCATTAGCAGTTCCACGCTCTCAAAGATTTATTAATTCTACTATTTGGATCATTAGCAGTCTTAGTAGATGTACGACGCTTCTTCATACCTTCCATACGGGCGCAAAAAGAGGCACGACGTCCTGCGTCTGCCTTTGTTTTTGGGTTTGGTGCTGGTGGCTTTAAATTAGCTCCAGTCGTGCGTTTAAAATGTGCACGTCCAGCAGCATTTAAGCCACCGGATGGATTTTGATATTTTTTGACAACTCCCATTTATTCACCTCTGTACATTATACATAAAAAAAAGTCCGCATATAGCGGACTTACTCATTAGTCATCTGCAAACGGGTCGTCTATATCATCTACTTTTAATGATCCAGCAGGTTTAGGGTTTGAAGTATTACCGTTAAGTCTGTTTTCAATCTCTTCTTTCTTGCTATCTAGTAATTGCCAGTTATCGATAACAATTTTAACGGCTTGTTGCTTTGCACCTTCTTTATTTACATATTGCTCAAGCTGTATTTTGCCTACAATACCTAATAGTCGTCCTTTAGTTGCATATTCTGCTAGTGCGTCACCGCTTTGGCCAAAAGCAACACAGTTAAAAAAGTCTGTTTCTTTCTCACGACCCTTTCTATCTACAGCTACACGAACATTGCAGATAGATTTACCACTTGGCGTCTGCTTGCTTTCTGGATCAGCAACCAAACGACCGACAATAGTGCATTGATTAATCATATAACCTCCATATGGTATGATGATTATATCAGATGTAATACATATTGCATGGAGGTGGTTACTATGAGTTGGTTTAGTCAAGCCGTCAAAAAATTGAGTAAAAATGTGATTCCTGAAGTAGATTTTTCAGACACATTTATTGCCAAAAACGTTACTGTAGTTGCTGTGCAAAAGTTGTTAGTTGAGTTAAGTGATAATGACTTGCGTCGAATATGGCAAATGATTGGAAATGAGTTAGCTAAACGTAAAAGCAACAGTTAAAAAAAGGGGTGCTTATTGCACCCCTTGTTCTTTGTCTGTCAAATGATATTTTTCAAACGCCTGTGTAGTGTTCGGAAGTACTTTGCATAGTACATTCCAGCAATCTGTAGCAATTTCGCGATGCTCTTGTTGTGTATGACTATCCATGCGAACTCTACAATAATGTAGCCAGTCCCTGACAGTGCCTTTCATGTACATTCTTGTGCCAACACATAATGGGAGTACCATTCTGGCTGATTCTAAGGCTACTCCTGACTTTACAAGGTCGTCATACGCTCTAATTGCAACCAAAACTGGAGCCAATGCCTTATTATCCATCTGGAATTGCGTCTCTTGATCTTCAAACATAAGGCTACTTTGACGATTAGTGCTACCTTTGCGACGCATAACAGGTAGATCTAGCTCAATCTTGTTTGGGTTTGCATACCTTTGACTAAACTCTTGGAAATGAAAGCTCCTGTGACGCAAAATCTGTGCTGCAATAGCCCTAGATGTGTAGATTTCCATTACGACATCGGCCATTTGAAATACAGACCAATGTTCTTTTCGCATACAGTAGTTAAGTAACTTGACATAATCCGGATTATCTTCATTATCCGACGATATACGAGCAAGATGAATCATAAATTCTTCTGCGTCAGGTTGAATGTACTTAAGTGTTGCTGCCATCTTTCCTCCATGCCTCAGACGGGACTCGAACCCGTACACCTTGCGGTAACAGATTTTAAGTCTGTCGTGTCTACCATTCCACCACCAAGGCTAATGTCCTATTGTATCACAATGTAATACATGATATATTACTAATGAAACGCGATGATATCTTAAAAGTCCGCCCATCATGCCACTATCGCGACAGTTAAGACGAGCGAATCTAAGGCCCCTTCATAGAGGGGCCTTTTTATTTTACGGAATGGTCACTATTGCGTTTGTATGATCTATTTGCTGATGGACTTTTTAAAATTAAATTACGCATAGAGTTGGATCCGCCTTTAGATAATGGTTTTTTGTGATCTATGTCTTTACCATTACGGTCAATTCCTTTTGCGTCCATAGCTCTACGAGCGCGTTGTCTATCCATGCGTAGTGGGTGTTCACCACGAGCTTTTTGCTGTGCATACTCTTTCTTGTATGGGCGAGCTTTGTTGACGTATGGCATCACCTATGCCTTGCTGCTTTCTGTGCAATTGTTTTAGGTTGTGCTACGAATTGTTTACCCGCTCTGTTACCAGCAGCTTTAGCGCGATTAGTTGCTGCTACTTCACTCTTACTCAACGAACCCCATGCTTTATCTGGAAGATAACGCTTAGTGCCCTTACTAGGAGTTCCATCACTAGTGCGCCACTTTTGATCTGTCCATTTAGACAAACTGTTATCACTTGATTTAGGGCCTACGTATCCACCACCAGATTTCTTGTACATCTGCGTAGCCAGCTGTGCTTTACGTGCAGACCACTCTCCGGGATCTCCACCTTTTGTGCCAGACTTTACCCTAGATACTATTGACTTCCATTTACCGGGATCACTCTTTGTCGCACTCGGCATATTCATCTCCTTTGTGTTCTATAATTTCGACACCTTCTAATTGAGACAGCCTCCACATAGTGTAATACTTAGTAATGTTTTTGCCTTTTAAGTCTTCGTCTGTAATATCCCTATCGTCACACCATCTACGGAAATTTAAGTAACTTCCAAGATCGCAGATTTTTTGACAGATAAACATAATTCCACTGGCAATTATTATTCCTATTAAAACTGACTCAAGTTGCATCTGTGATAATAGCTGTTGCACGTACTGCCTTCTTCTTTGACCAAGACGTTTTTTTATTGCCACCTAAATATGGAACTGCAAGTCCATCACGTACTAGCTGTTTATTTAGTGTGCAATATCCTTTATCGCTGCGTACAGTAACTAATCTGCGACCATATTTGTCTGCTTTAGCTTCTACTAAAATTACAAACTTTTCAAGCTTAGCGGCTGCATCATCAAACCAAGTCTTGACTTCTAGGATGCATTTCTGTCCTTCTGGCGTTGTTTTCTCCGGCGTATCAATTCCGTGGAGCCTACAATGCTGATCCATCAACCAGATGCCAAAACCGAGATCGATATCACAAACAAAAGTATCGCCATCAATAACTCTTTTGTATTTAATTGCATATTCATACATACTTAAAGCTCCAATGTATCAACTACAACAACACCTGCCCCGTTTCCTCTTACAGCGTACGGTTTACTAGCTGTTAGATTTAACATAAGTCCACCTTTAGGTAATGATGGACTATCCCAGAGTGCTGCATATGAATCTTTTCTACCATGCTTAATTAAATCAGCACTAGTAGTTCCTTTATATGTATCAAAGTACGATCCAGTTCTAAGGGTTAAAACATCACGTGTTTGTACGCGATTTTCTAAATTTACAATACTCTTATTAAATACAACTTTATTGTCTCGTCCAGCTTGCCTATGATGCGTGTGTCCACGCCAAATAGCATCTGCACCCTCAATCCACATAGCAGCCCGTGAAAAAGTAATAGCGCCCTTAGTTACAGGCGCTGCACCACCAGCTCCGTGATGGTAGTGAATAACGTAGTGTCCTACACGAGCATGTTCCTTATATGGACGCATTTGTATATGTATAAATCCGTGATATCCACCATATTGTATTTTTCCATCAGTCCCATTAAGTAATACAACGAGTTGCTTTACGGGTTCAATGTGGTGGTATCTTGCAACGCTATCATCATGATTACCGTCACCAAGCATAATGATGTCATCTTTATAAGGAGCTAGTATTTCATACGCCCACCTAATGCTTTCTCCAAGCATGTCGTCACCAGCACTGTACATGCGAGGATGCAAATTATTAGCCCGGTATCTTTTACGATCACCGGGCATAATAGCATCAAAAATATCGCCATTTACACATATCTTTGCTCCACGTTTTTTAGCTGTAGAAAGCTCTTTTTCAATTAAATTGTAATCGACATGTAAACCTCCAATATGAAGGTCACTCATTAAGCATAAGTTTAATTCTGGTGCTTCAACGCAATAGTCAATAACTGTCATTTACTGCCCTCCATTGCCGATACTAATACTAGTATAACAAAAAATTAGACCAGCGCTGGGAGTACGCTGGTCTATATTTGGGCAGTCAGTCCGGGTTTTCTGGAGGCTTTCGTAAAAGGCTCACCTGACTAAGGTGGCAAAAGAATAATACCACCACACGGGAGAAAGAGTAAGGACCGTGTGATGGTATTAACTTCCCCAGTGCGTTTGCATACATGGGGGACTCCTACTGCTGGGATCGAACCAGCGACCATTCGGTTAACAGCCGAACGCTCTACCGCTGAGCTAAGTAGGAAAATAAACTATTCTATTGCTCCTTTGAGCCAGTTTTTAATCCTGTCCGGATAGGATTCTTCAGGTACTCCTGTATTGCTTGCCTCACTAGCCAACTGCGGTTCCTTGACCCTGCATATTGATCGATACTCATCAACGTTTCCTGATCCAGCCGTAGTACTAACATGCTTGGGTAATTCTTCGGCCTTAATCTTTTGTGCTTGGTCGTACTCATAGCAATCAGCTACCAATCCCTTCACTTTGTCTGCAACTTCCGTTTGTCCGGTAACTGCATAGGCAAGGAACCAAATAGCCTTGCACACGTCCTCGTCATACTTGGAACCGTTTTTCTTACCAGCTCTAGCAATGTATGCCAGCGCAGTAAAAAGATACCTGTCAAGGTTCCAAGCGTCAGCTGCATGAACAGGTTGCAGATCACTCTTGTTGTAATACGCCATGTTATACACCAGTAGATCCAAAACCGCCAGATCCACGTTCTGTTTCAAACAGTGATCCAGATGTAACTACAACGGGTTCACACATACACACTGGAGCAATAACAAGCTGTGCTATACGCATACCGGGCACTATTGTGAAAGTATCAGAACTCATATTTTTGAGTATTACTTTTACCTCACCAGTGTAGTCAGCATCAACTGTACCGGGGCTATTTAAGACTACGATGCCGTGCTTATAAGCCATTCCGCTACGAGTGCGCACCTGTGCTTCAAAACCCTCGTGTAGCTTGATTTTCATGCCCGTAGGCACAAGCAATGTTTGGTCAGGGCGAATCGGCATAGTCTTATCACCGATGTACTGCAGATCTATTCCAGACGCCTGTTTTGTAGCGCGATGTGGATCGAATAGATACTCACTAGTGCTACTACCGCAATAAACAATTTCAAGGCGATCCACTACTCCGCGACCTCAATGCCAATAGTTGCCACAACGCTATCGAGCGCCATCATCAAGAAGTCAATCACAAAACGGGCTGGGAGCTTAACACCATCATTGCGCAAATTAGCACAATGCTGAGCAGCCTCAACAAGAGATAAACCAGTCTGGTATTCAGGGACGTTACCATCATCCTTGCGCTTTACAGTAACAGAGTACCCATGCTTGGCACTCTGTTGCACCGTTACTTCACTGTCATTACCTTGCGTCAATAAAAACATAGCACACCTCAATATATGTATAACATATGGTACCACATTTGTATGGATCCTAATTTCTCCGCAGGGAGATACTGTTCTCCGATGGGAGAAATAGATAATAGAGCTGAGAGAAAATAGGCGTAGGAATCGGTATCTAAGCGACTTGACCGGGGCAGGGGTTTGCCATGTGGGGGGTGGGGGCGGGTTTCTGACGGGTAGCATCTAAGTAGCTTTTCGCTTCCCCCTCTTATTAGGTGTAGGCGACGCAACGTGCGTACCCTATAGGGATGGGGCAGGTATCGCAGGATACCTGCCCCATTCTTTTATTATCGTTCCTGCCTTTTGTTTAGTTTTGTTTGGTTTGTTCGTTTATAGGAGTTAACTATTATGCCACGTAAAACATCTGCGCCTATCGCGCCTATCGCACCTGCTACACCTGCTGTGAACATTGCACCTGCGGGTGATAAGCGCACCTTCGATGCTATCGCGAATATGATTCGCTCTAACACGCAGTGTACGACAACGCTTGCAACGGTCGATGGTATCGTTGCTAGTACTGTCGATACACCGGGTGTACCGGGGTTCTTTGACACAATGCCTG